GTTTGACTTTACAAACTTTGAGAGTTTTACCATCAACATTTAATGAATGATCAAATTCTACAAAACATCTGTCTTTTAATTTTTGTGCAATTTTTTCTTCTGGTATTTTCCAACTACTTCCGAGATGTTCAAGGAAAGAATTGAATCTAAAGTAATGAAATCCTTCTTCTGTAAAACAAGATCCGTTCTGAATTTGATTTCTCTCTTGAGCTTGTGGACCATTAATACAATACTGATATAGTTCTTCTTCAAGTCTATCTTCTAGTTGAGTTCCTTTAGGTGGCGTAATCTCTTGAATATTTTTACTCCATTCATTAAGTTTGGCATCAAATACTTTTGGTTTTAAAGTGTCAAATTTAATAAATGTCTGAGACCATATTAACCTTAAAAGTTCAGCCTGTATTGTCATTGATTTAAGATTAGGAATTACAACTTCCTTTTTATCATCATTAGGCATAACAACATTGAATCTATATTCAGGTTCTACATATTTTATTACTTGAAAATCTGTGATTTCAGGAAAAGTATTATTTTTATCGGACTTAACTCCGAACGGTCTTTTGTAACAAAGACTTCGCATACATTTATCTTGAATGGGATCTTCATAGCAAGTATGACCTGCTGTATCTCCTCTCCATGCTTTTATTTTAGAGTCTAGTTTTGATTTATCCCAAGGGTCTGCTAAATAATTATAGTTTGCTTTTGAAACTTGATCGGGCCATTTGTCTTTGTATTTCTTTTTAGCAAAGACCATGTAGTTATACATAAACCTATCTCTGCCATCATCTAGTTTAGATATAGAACACCGTGCTAGACATGGAGGACCATCTTCAAAATCAGGATTGGCGCCAACTAATATATTTTTGTGAGCTTCTTCTACATGTTTAGTTAAAGCTGCGTTGTCTACTTTAGATTCATTGGCAAATTTTATAAATTCTTCTAAGGATAGTTTAGAACTATTCTTGTCTATGGCATATCTATTTGATCCACCATTATTATAGTAGGGTAGGTTAATAAAGTTACCTGGTTTTATATCTCCTTTGTCATCCTTCTGTAGTTCTTTCTGTTTGGGAAAAACCTCAGTAGTTGGTTTTAATCCTAGAGGAAGCAGAAAAGCTTTTAATGCCTCTATTAAATCAATAGTTGGAATGGGTTCTTTTAAAAATACATAACAATGTAAACCCCCACTTTTAGATAAAATTGGGACTATAGGAAGTTTGTGTTGTTGAATTAAAGCTAAATACTTTTCGATTTTAAATGCACCATAGTCAGGTGGATCAACATCAATACACCCAAATTGAACAGTCTTATCTATTCTACATGGTTGAATTCCAATTGATTTTTTCCCTGCTAAATGATCTAAATAATCCTTGTCTGTAATCGGGCAACCTGCCCATTCATAATTTGGTTTAATTTTATTTTTGTTGGCGTCTATTGAAGTGTTAGACATGTCCGCCATGCCGAAGTCACCTTCATATCCTTTAAATAATTCTATAAATTCTTTTTCCATAATGATCCCGGGTCGGGGCAGTTCCACTCTCGCTTTCCTGCCCCTATCCTCTAAAACTAGAGGAATCTAATAATTAGATTCTTCTTTTGTTTCTGCTTTGGCGCTACTTGCTTTTAAAGAATTATGGAATTCTCTAGCCATCTGATAGATAGCTGCGTTATCCACTTTTCTTAACAGGGATACTTTGTATCCGTGCCAAGTAAAACTTCCAGAATTTTCTACAGAATTTAATTTATAAATTCTTGAAAATGATGGAGCCGGTATAGACTTTTGGGTTTTAGGATCAGTTTCAAACTCATCCTTAATTATAGAGTTCCAACCTCTACTCACTTTTAACTGAGTAGATTTCATAGCCATTAAAGCTTTTTCAGGTCTTTCTCCATTAATTATAACAAAATGATTTGCAGTTTTGAGAATTTGATTCCCATTCTCCAAAACATCTTTTCCCGTAGAATCCTTTTTAGTTTTAGCTAAAATTTCAGGACCTCTATCAGGACTAATTGGTCTACCTTCTTTTCTCTCGAAAGGTGCCCATTCAGGATATGTTAATTTATAAAAGCAAGGTATTACTTCAATACCTTTTTCTCCACTATACAGTTTTTTAGTGACTGTATTGTAGAACATTCCTGCTTCTGCTCCTTCAACATAGTTCGCATGTTTCTTTTTAGTCTCATCCGAACCTGATTGTAATAACTTAAGAAATGGTAAAGCTAAATCGTCTTTATCTATATTCTCAAGTCCTGCTCCAGCATCGCTTATAAAGTCGATTTTCGCTGGTAAGTTACCTTCTTTTTTTTCAGTAACGTCTCTTGTCGCTTGTTGCATGTTATTTGCTCCTTGTTATTTTTGTTTTGTTTCCCTTAAACAGATTAAAATGTTCAGAAGGTAAGTCTTCTTTATTTTCGACTCGCTCTCTGTACAGTGCTTTAAGAGTCATAGGTTCAACTTTCAGTTTTTGTGAAGGTTGGTATCCTTTACTCTCTGCAAGGCTCGTGTATTCACTAGCCTTAGCATCTTCGCCACGACCAAAGGAAACAGTAATCTCATTTTTAATAAGATCACCCAGGTCATTGTCTCGAAGCCATTGATAAGCGCGTTCTCTGTTTGCTACAGGTATCGTTGCGCTATAAATTTCTTTAACTTCTATGGCAGAACCATCCTGAAGTTTAAGAGTTTTTAGTTTCATTGATTCCATAATCTCAGGAATTACTTCTGAAGAAATTTTATCAGCTCTTTCTTTCTTTTGTTTTAAAAGAGTTTCTTCTTTTATTATTTCTTCTTCTAATTGCTGAAGATTAAGTACGTAGTTAGAAAGACTCCTAACATGTTCAATTTCATCTACTTGCTGAGGTGCATCCTCAACAAACATTTTTTGTAAGTTTTCATTATTCATCAATTTTTCCTTTCTCATATAGATTGATTTTAATTGGATAATACATTCTTTCTTGTCGATCCCATTTTAGTAAATTGTATTTACCGGTGGTTATATCCGAGACTACAGAACATGCAACTCCAATAATAGCTGGATCGCCTGTAAGTAGTAAATAATCATCTCCCGTAAAATTTTTTAATTTAGTACGCAAAGAAAAAATTATTGGACCAGGACTAAAAATAATCTGTGAGTCTTCTTTTAATAAGACCTTAATGTCGCCATATTTTTGAGCGCCCATGATATTAATTTTAGGCCTGCCTTCGCGGGTACCTGGGATTTCTTGAATAACATATACTATCGCTTTGTCTTTCATGCTTGACACTATAAGTATGAATGTTTATATTGTCAACTAGAAAGTAGAAAAAGATGAACTATAAATTTAAGACCAAGCCATACGCTCATCAAACGACTGCGTTAGAAATGTCGTGGAATAAAAAAGTATTTGCATACTTTATGGAAATGGGAACAGGTAAAACTAAAGTTGCCATTGATAATATTGCTATGCTCTATGACAATGGCAAAATAAATGGGGTATTAATTATAGCCCCTAAAGGGGTGTATAAAACGTGGTATTCTCAAGAAATACCTACGCATTTAGCGGCCCATATACATCCTAAAACTGTTTTATGGCAGGCAATGATAAATCAAAAACAACAGAAAGAATTAAATACGTTGTTTGAAACCGGTCATGACCTTCATATATTAATTATGAATGTAGAAGCCTTTAGTACAAAGAAAGGTGTTGATTTCGCAGCTAGATTCTTAAATTCACATAACACTTATATGGCTGTTGATGAGTCTACAACAATTAAAAATCCAGGAGCAAAACGAACTAAAAGTATTGTTAGTTTAGGAAAATATGCAAAATATCGTAGGATAATGACAGGTTCTCCTATTACTAAGTCTCCATTGGATCTCTATAAACAATGTGAATTTTTAGATGAGTATTTATTGGATCATTCTTCTTATTATACATTTAGAACTAGATATGCAGTGATGCGTAAAGCTAATTTTAATGGAAGATCTGTTGAAATTGTAGTGGGTTATAAGAATTTAGGAGAATTATCAGATAAAATAAAACCATTTTCTTATAGGGTTTTAAAAGATGATTGTTTAGACCTTCCTAAAAAGACTTTCATGAAAAGAATTATTACGTTAACTGCTGAACAACAGAAAGTTTATAAACAAATGAAAGAAATGGCTTTAGCCCAGTTAAATGGAAAATTATTGACTACGGCTAATGCCTTGTCTCAATTAATGAGGCTTCATCAAATCACATGTGGTCATTTTAAAGCTAATGATGGCTCTATTCAAACTGTAAAGAATAATCGATTAAGTGAATTAATAGATTTACTTGAGGAAGTAGAAGGAAAAGCTATTATTTGGGCTCATTATCAGTATGACGTACAAACGATCATAGACGCCATTAAAAAAGAATATGGGAATGATGCTGTTGTGGACTATTATGGCAAAACTCCAAATGATGAAAGACAAGACAATATTGAGAAATTTCAGTCCGACCCTAAGTGCCGGTTTCTTGTTGGAACCCCCTCTACGGGCGGCTATGGCATTACTTTGACGGCTGCAAGTACCATGATTTATTATTCTAATGGTTATGACTTAGAAAAGCGTCAACAGTCAGAAGCTAGAATAGACAGAATAGGTCAAGAAAACCCTATGACCTATATAGATATCTTATGTGAAGATACGGTAGATGAACGAATTGTAAAAGCTCTTCGCAAAAAAATTAATATTGCTACGGAAATAATGGGTGAAGAATTAAAAGCGTGGATATGATCGAAATTGAACCAAAGAGTTTATGGAATAAATGGGATAGAAGAGCGTATGATAAAGCTTATAAAGAAAAACATAAAGAAAGATATAAAATATACAATAAAAAACACTGGAAAGAATATTATTTAAAAAATGAAGAACACCTAAAAGCATATATCAAAGAATACCGTTTAAAAAATAAAGAACATGTAAAAAATGTCCAAAAAAAATGGTGTTTAAAAAATAAAGAAAAACTTAAAATTTGGCAGAAAGAATATTATCACAAAAATAAAGAAAAACAATGTGCTTATGGAAAAGAATGGCGCCTAAAAAGATTGAAGATTGATCCAGAGTTTTATAGAAAAAGAAATCTATTATATAGAGAATATCGTCGTACTTATTATAGAAATTATTATAGAAAAAATAGCTATACAAAAAAAGAATGAAAAGAGATAGAAGAGAATATTTTAAAGAATACAATTTAAAGAATAAAGAGCACAGAAAAAAATGGCACCAAGAATACTATTTAAAAAACATAGAACATATAAAAGAATACCGTTTAAAAAATAAAGAACGGATAAAAGAATGGTTTTTAAAAAATAAACAACACACAAGAGATTACGAAAGAAATAAATATAAAACAGATATTAATTATAAATTAAGAATGCTTTGTAGAAGCAGGATTCGGGCGGCTTTAAAAGGTAATTTTAAATCAGCTTCAACTATGGAATTGATTGGTTGCACGATCGATGAATTACGAAGCCATTTAGAATCTTTATTTGAACCGTGGATGACGTGGGAAAATCATGGCGTTGGAGGGTGGGATATAGATCATATTAGACCTTGTGTAAGTTTTGATTTAACAGATCCTAAGCAGCAGCGAATATGTTGTAATTGGAGTAATTTGCAACCTATGGAACACATTGAGAAT